TCTCATTTATAAAAAAAATTCCCTTTCAGAAAAAGTTAAAGCAAAAAGTTAAAATCAAGTTAAAGGTAGAGCAATGGCATTAACAGAGAAAATGGAAAAATTTGCTCTTGCCATTGTTGACGGCAAGACAAATAAAGAAGCAGCAATTTCAGCAGGTTACGCAGAAAAAACTGCATCCGCAGCAGGTGCTAGGTTAGCAAGAGATCCTGAAATTATTGTCTATATTGAGATGTTAAAGGCTCAAAAAGAAGGGCGCTCTTTAACATCTGATTCACCAAAAGTTAAACCTAAAGAAACACTCGAAAATAGTGGTGAAGATGAAAATCCTATTGAGGAATTTCAGTTTGAAGGTGATGACCCTTTGGAGTTCTTAACAAAAGTTATGAATTTCAACGGCAATAAATTAAATATAAGAATGCAGGCAGCTATGGCCCTTATGCCTTATAAGCACGGCAAGGTTGCGGAAAAAGGTAAGAAACAAACCAAAGCAGAAACTGCAAGAGAAGGTAGTAAATCAGGAAAGTTTGCAACTTTAGATAATCAATTGATGAGCTAAATTATGTCTTCAATGTCACCCATCTGGACTACAGCTTGCCCAGACTGGGCGACTCGTATTGTTTCTAAACAATCGTTAATGCCGTGTAAGCCATTATTTCCCAAAGTGGCTGACGTAGCGGAGCGTATCTTTAAAGAGTTAATTCTTGTTGATGTGATGGGTAGCCCTAAGATGGGCGATGTCACATTGGAATGGGTAATCGAGTTTGTTCGTGCAATCTTTGGCGCATATGATCCAAGCACTAAGCGTAGATTAATACGTGAGTTCTTTCTTCTGATTTCAAAGAAGAATACAAAGTCTACAATTGCCGCCGGTATCATGCTTACTGCATTAATTCTTAATGATAGGCAATCTGCCGAGCTTATCATCTTGGCGCCAACTAAGGAGGTCGCGGACAATAGCTTTAACCCTATCCGAGATTTCATTCGCGCTGATGAGGAACTAAGTGAACGATTCAATGTGTCTGAGCACACAAAGACAGTTACGCATCTAGGTACCGGAGCAACACTTAAAGTTATTGCAGCAGAATCTAACGCCGCGGCTGGTAAGAAAGCTTCAATTATTTTGATTGATGAAGTCTGGCTCTTTGGTAAGCGTGCAAATGCCGAATCAATGTTTCGTGAGGCAAAAGGTGGTCTGACTTCACGACCAGAAGGTTGTGTAATTTACCTCTCTACGATGTCAGATGAAGTGCCATGTGGTGTATTTAAGCAGCTTTTAGATTATGCCCGTGATGTGCGTGACGGCATTAAAGAGGATAAAAGCTTTCTGCCGCTTATTTATGAATTCCCTAAGCATCTAGTGGAAGCTGGCGAACATTTAAAACCAGAAAACTTCTATATAACCAATCCAAACTTAGGCGCTTCGGTTGATCATGAATATCTGATTTCGGAATTTAACAAAGTTAAAGATGCTGGTGATGAATCGCTTAGAGATTTCTTGGCCAAGCATTTAAACATCGAAATTGGCATGAATTTACGTGCTAACCGTTGGGCGGGTGCAGAGTTCTGGAATAAACAAAAACATGTTTTCGGCTTAGACCAACTAATTGAACAGTCAGATGTCATTACGATTGGTATCGATGGCGGTGGGTTAGATGATTTGCTTGGATCCGCGGTTTTAGGGCGTCTTAAAAAAGATCCCCGCGTCTGGTGGCTTTGGAATCATGCATGGGCAAATAAAGTTGCTTTGGAGCGCCGAAAAGAAAACATCCCAAAGTACCAAGACTTTGAAAAAGAGGGAAGTCTGACTGTAGTTGAGAAAGTTGGCGAAGATATCGACCAATTGGCACTGATTGCAAAGCAAGTTTATGACAGTGGCAAGCTTGACAAGATTGGACTGGATCCGCAAGGTCTGGGCGGTCTTTTGGATGGCTTATTGGGTGTAGGTATTCCACAAGAGCAACTTGTTGGTGTACCGCAAGGTCATAGGTTGATGGGGTATATCATGACTGCTGAACGGAAACTGGCGGAGGGCAACCTTTGGCATGCTGGGCAGCAACTTATGACTTGGTGTGCTGGTAATGCGCGAGTTGTGATGATTGGTAATGGGATGCGAATCACCAAGCAAGAATCAGGGGTTGGGAAAATTGACCCTTTGATTGCAACATTTAATGCCGTGGCTCTAATGACTATGAACCCGATTGCCAAGAATTTAGACATTGACGAATATTTAGAGGATGTCGTGATAGCATGAGTACCACACAAGAGCCGGGGTTTTGGTCCCGCTTCTGGTCACGATTGACTGGAAATACACAATTAAAAAAAGGCGATTCGTCTTATCCATTTGATAGTTATTTATCACCCGGTGGATCAGTTGTCACACCAGAAACAGCTTTGAAACTTTCCGCAGTCTGGGCGTGTGTAAAATTAAGAGCTGAAACTATCTCAACTCTTCCTTTACAGCTGTACGACAACAATAAACGTCTTGCTACTGATCATTACCTTTACCGTATTTTGCACGATTCACCCAATGCCGATATGTGTGCAAGTGAGTTTTGGCAAGTTCAAGTTGCTTGTGTTGACCTGTGGGGCAATGCATACAACCTCATTTCTACCGATTCGAGTGGGAAAGTTATTGCTTTAGAACCACTTTTCCCGAGTGGTATGGTTGTAAAACGTAATGATTTGGGAGCGATTGATTTTCATTACACTGAAAATGGGAAAACAACAACCTATTCGGAAGACCAAATCTTGCATTTTAAGGGTTTTACTCTTGATGGGGTTGTTGGTTTATCTGCTATTCAGTTTTTTGCTCAAACCATAGGCATGCAGTTTGATGCAAATAATCAAGCACAGGACTGGTTTAAAAATGGCTTAAAGGTTGGCGGTTTTTTGGAGACTGGAGAGCAAACCTTAACTAAAGAGCAACGTGAACGGCTAAGGAATCACTTAAGCGAATTTAGTAAGCCGGAGAATGCAGGCAAGTACATGGTGCTTGAAGCTGGAATGAAGCTTTCTGGCTCAAATAGCATTCGAATCAACCCAGTTGATGCTCAGTTACTTGAATCTCGGTATTTCGGTATTGAAGAAATATGCCGTGCCTTTGGTGTTCCACCTCAGTTAATTGGTCATACAAACAAAGCAAGTTCTTGGGCTTCAAGTCTTGAGCAGACTAATAGGGGTTTTTTGACTTATTCACTTAATCCGCAATTAGTCCGATATGAGCAGACAATCACAAAGAGATTGTTTTTACCAAGTGAAAAATACAAATACAGACCAAAATTTGCCGTTGAAGGTTTATTGCGGGCCGATAGCGCTACTCGCTCAGGGTTCTACACAAACATGATTCAAAACGGTGTCATGACCCGTAATGAAGTGCGAGATTTAGAAGATTTAGCCCCTTTACCGGGTGGTGATGAGTTAATGGTTCAAATGCAAATGGTCGGATTGAAAGATCAGGGGAAAACCAGTGGATAGACTTAAACTAACTTTAGAAATCAAAGCCACCCAAGAGGGTGGCTTTTTTTCTGGCTACTTGGCTGCTTTTGACAACCTAGATTCACATGGCGACATCATCCGCAAGGGGGCTTTTGCCAAAACCCTTCAAGAGTGGAAAGCAAAAGGCAAGTACCCAGCAATCTTTTGGGACCACAACCCATCTGAACCAATTGGAATTTTCACCGAAATGCGTGAAGACGAAAAAGGGTTGTACGTAGAAGGTCGTCTCTTAATTGACGATGTGCCGCGCGCTAAAGCTGTTTATGCACTGATGAAGGTTGGCGCGATTGATGGCATGTCCATTGGCTATATCACCAAGTCTTATAGACGCGATCCAGACTCACTAATCCGCGAACTACTGGAACTGGAGTTGGTGGAGGGTTCAATTGTTGCCTTTCCTTCCAATCCAGAAACCCTAATCAGTTCCGTCAAATCCAAATTACAAGATGGCGAGCTGCCATCCCTACCAGAATTTGAAAAGTTCCTGAGAGAGTCAGGATTTTCAAAAACGCAAGCCACTGTCATCGCTAGTAAGGGTTTGCGTCATCTTTTGAGCGAGTCAGAGGGTGAAAACGAAAAAGCGAAATCAATTTCAAATGCCTTAAATATTTTACGAGGAATCAGCAATGACTGAAAAAACTTTAGAACAACTCGCTCAAGAGTTCCAAAAACACGTTGATACAGTTAAAGAAATCGCCGAAGAGTTCAAAGGCAAACAAGCAAAAAGTGAAGAAATCTCACAAAGCGCTAAAGATAAAGCGGACGAAGCTTTAACTACGTTAAATGAAGTTAAAAACAAACTGACAGAACTGGAGCAGAAAGCTGCACGCCGTGGTAATGGTGATGTTGAAACCAAAAAGCAAACCATGGGTGGTGAGTTTGTTGAAACTACAGAATACAAAAATGCTGCAGAAAGTCAGTATCGTGGAATTCAGCGTGTTGAGCTGAAGAACACAATTGGTACGACTGAGGTTGGAAAAATTATTCCGGCCACCAATCTTGGTTTGCA